ACCAAGAGTACCTTGAGTACCTATCGTTCCTTGTGTACCAGTTGTACCTTGTGTTCCACTTTCTAAATTGGTTAGTCCACTACCATCTCCAACAAAAGAACCAGTAAAGCTTGAACCAGTAACACCTGTGGAAGTTGAAAAGTCTACATTTGATTGTGATACAACAAGACTACCTGTTATAACTGCTGAGCCTGAAAATGGAAACCCTACTCCACTACCAGCACCTGATAATGATGCTGATGTAAAAGTACCACCACCAACATTTAGCTGTCCAAATGAACCAGTTGATAATGCGGAACCGCTAATAAATCCATCTACTTCTAAGCTACCACTTATAGTAAACGAACCCGTAAAGTTAGGATCTAAATGTTTAGACTTTAGTAATGCCATGTCTTAAATCTTCTTGTTTTTTATCAACCCACCACTTTCGAACTGAATGAGAAATTCGTTTTTTGTGTTCAATTGTTTTAGGTTTTTTCATTTTATCTAATGTCTCCATCGTCATTTTTCTGTCCATTTGAGCACAAGACTTACAAACAGAGTTATTGCCAACTGCTCTATCAAAAGAGTCTTTTCTTGTGTAAGTCAATTTCTTTCCACAGTCAGGACAAGGCCTGTTTTTTCTGTCTTTCCAATGACGCTTTCTCATACATATAAATATCAAAGAATGGTAAAACCAATGTGGAATCTACGAATTAAATTTGCCTTGAGCAATAATTTCATCGTCACTTTCTAAATCATATCCGATACTATCAGTATCTACTTTTAATAAAAATGTAGTAGTATTTTGTTGTACCTCAAGAGCATCGTGTTCCATATATTGTCCATTTATAAAGAAAACAAAGTCTTGTTCGTTTGTAGCAGTAAGTCCTGTCGGTGCTGAAGCAGTAATAGCATTGAAACTGGCAGTCTTCGATGTTATAGAATTAGATTTCTTTACGAAAGCTTTTCTAAGATAAGTATCAGTAGATGAAGCATCATCTAAATTATTTCCATTCAATATAAGAGAACCAGTAATATTTACTGAGCCTGTGAATTGGTGACTATCATCTAATGTGTCACCAGAAATGGTTGAGCCTGATTTGAAGCTAGAAGTAATATGCATTACAGAAGAAGATACGATATAGTTTTCAGCTATGATATCACCTTGTACGACCCAATCTGTATTTACTTGAGCTTTACCATCGTCTCTCTGAGATATTTCAAATGATGTCGGACCAATATGTAATACATTTGAAGCAGTTACATTTTGAAATTGTACTGTACTAGAAGTACCAACATCTTGGCCAATAGAGAATTGAAAATTAGATGTAGAAGTACCATCAAATGTACCAGCACCTGCAATACTAACACCAGTCCCTTCAACTATACTGAATGGATTTTCTAATCCACCACCTTTAGCTCTTTGCTGTACACTTATATTTAAGTCTTGTCCCTTTTTAGTAATAGCACCTAAATCTAAAGAGACATCATCTCCAATTAGAATTCTTTTAGGAGTTAATTTTTTCTGCGTTGTTACTACATCTGAAAATTCTTCTGGTAAAAGATAACCATTCATCGTTACTGAAAAGGTTGTCTTTATAATTCTTTCTTGATTTACATTTACTTCACTAGCATCTGTGTAGTTATCTATCTGTGTTCTAAACTTAAATTTACCTTCTTCACCCCAATATGCTCCCTCACTGTAAATCAACTTCTCTACTATAGCGTTCATCTGTTCTGTGTAAGAACACCATATAACAAACTCATATTGTAATTTTACATAATCAGGAACAGCAACAGAATATAATTCTTTGGTTGGATTTAGTCCTTGTTGTACAGAAAATTTATCATACCTATTTTTATCTGTGTATTGTTTTTGAAATGTATATTGTAACTTAGGATTCAATGGGTCTAATTTATCAACAGACATCTGATCATCTTTTTCTATAGATGTTCTTTTGAATGCTATAAGAGGTATTATTAGTTGCTTCTTATTATCAAATAAAAATCCTCTTTTTTGTATCATACTCCATCTTTCAGGATTAGCATACATAATTGGAACTTTTATAAGTTCATCATTCTCAACAACCTTTGGTTTGATAACATTATTAAAATAGTACATAATCGTTGCATCAATATCCATCAATCCAATCGAAAAGTTTTTTACATTGTCATCATTTCTAGACCTATCGAAACCACGATTCTTATCTCTCCTAGCAGAACGTGGTATTGGTTTTTCACGAGCCATTAGATACTCCTAACTCTCTCTATTTGTACAGAACTTTTTCTTACTAAAAATGTATTTGCCACAACTGAATAATTTTGGTCAAACATACCACCTACCAATTGATTTTCATTTATAGAACCAACCTCAAAATAAGCATAGTTCCAATCAATCAAATCTCCCATCTCCAATACCATTTCAGCATCAATAAAAGATTGTCGTAGAAAGGCGAAAACTACTTGTTGAGAATTATCTGTTCCAAAATCATTTTGTTGAAAATCAAAATCTTCTGCTGTAATTAGACAGTTTACTTGAACTCCATTCTTATAAACTTTATTTCCACCTTCAGATTCGCCATACATATTTATTGCTGACTCTTGTAGAGATGGTTTGTAAATAGTTACTAACTGATTTACTATTCCATCTTTATTACTTTGCTTATCACCGACTAACTCTTTTGTTACTCTAGTTATAAGATTGATATCTTTCTGAGGTAAAAATCTACCAGCCATTTTCTTATCCTATGTATATTGGGTATGGAACTTTTGACAACTTTTCTTGTAGGTGCTGAGCCTCATCTTTATCAGCTTCTAATAATGCTTTCCTACTTGTCTGTTCTAACATCTCCCTAAGTTGAGTTACTAAAGTCTCTTTCTCTGCTGTAGCCTCACTTCGTAAAGTATCACCATCCAATGTTGTTTCTGCATTAGGTATCGGTAGAGAAGCATATTTACTTCTAATACTACCCAATAATTCTTTACATAAAGCTAAAGCATATTTCTTTACCCATTGTTTACCCACATCATTTATATACTCGTACTTCATATTATCATATGGTACATTTGAAAAATCAGATATAACACCTTCAGATGTTCCCTGTAGTGTATTGTTTCTATCTTCTTTTAGAATATATTTAAAATGTAGTTTATAGTTTTCTGTTGGTTTAGGAAATATTCTTAGATTATTATTTACCAATTCAAATGAATAAGCAGATTTTCTGATTTGGTCATTGAATTCGATTGCCTGCATTTTTAGCATATCAGCATAAAGTGGCATCATCATAAAACTTATAGCTGGTGAGTTATTACCCCAACCAAAAGAATCTAACATATTGTAAGAACCATCTCCTGTTCCAGCATAAGGATCAAAATATCTAGTTACTGCGGGTGAACCTTCGTAATGTATTTTTCTAATCTCTATTGCTTTACTACTCTCACTAACATTTGCCCATAGTTTATTTAAATCATATTGTTGAGAACCACTAACAATATTTATTGAGCCTGTCTTGTATGATATTGTACCACCGACACCAGCTTCTGTACCATATTGTTCTGATAGCTCTATAGCCCTACCAAATGTAGGTGTTGTCTTTCTGTGAGTTACACTTGAACCTGTAGATTGTCCTTGTAAAGAAAGTAAATTATCCTTTATGTTGAATTGGTTTACTTGTGCTGAATACTCAGTAATAGCTTCTTCATAACAAGCGTAAAATTGTTTGTCTTGTAGTTCGATTGCTACGATAGGGTATCCTAATCTCTTACCTGCCCAATCAGCAAATCTATCAACGGAATGTACACCTGAGCCATTGAATTGCGCTTCGTTATCATAGAATCCATAAGGTGTATCACCTGGTGAAAACGAACTACTACCTGGCCAAATTGCTTCCATAAAATTCTCCTAAAATGTTTTATGTCAATAATAAATATAAAAAACTAATAAATTCACTAAACTCTTGTGATAAGTAAATTAGTAGTTCCGTTACTTCCACTTATCAAAGAAGCAAACTGTCCTGTCTTTTTAGCCCTAATTCTCAATCTACTTTCACTTGGAAAGTAAGCAGCGCAACTGTATCCATAAGAATAAAAGTCAGGTAAATCTGAAGAAAATGAAAGGTTATGTAAACTGCCAGGCACCAACACATAACTACTACCTTTGTCGGTTGACTTCTCAGCCTTTATCTGAATCCTAAAATCAGCACCATTTGCTTCAATAGATGAGTTCATATTGATTGTGAAGAAAGAATCTTCTTTGAAAGCTACATAAAAATCATCAGAAGCACCATTTACATCATGCACATTAGCATAGTTTGCTGATGATGTTAGTTCCGGCGTAGCATTATATACTATTGTCTCATCGCTTGTACCAATATCTTGAGTTGTCGCATTTAGTTTGTATTGTACAGTAAGTCCAGTACCAATTCCTCCACCCTTTTCTACTGGTTGGATTCTAGAAGATATTGAAGAACTCATTTGATTAACAGAACCACTAATTACACTTGCCGACAAAGACCTTATTAGTGTAGCATTAGCCCCCAATGAACCACTTATTTCAGAAGCGATTTGTTCTGAACCACTCAATAAGGTGTTTCCTAATTCGGATTCAGCAGTAGATAGTCTTGTTGAAAAGCTAGAGCTTGGTTGAGTAAAAGAGCCGCTTATATCTGAACTAATCTGTGATGAACCACTCAAAGCACCACTAAATATTCCTGTAAAAGAACCAGTAAAGAATGAACCACTAATACCTGTGGTTTTTGTAAAATCTACATTTGAAGAAGATACTATTAGCGAACCAGTTATATAAGTATCTTCAGTAATTTTTGTTTCAAACTCACCCTTTTGTCCTTGAGGTCCTGTAGTGACGATGTTTACTACGGATGTTTCAGTTATTGTACGGTCAATATTACCATCGGATTTGATGATAGTGATATTTTTATCACCCGTAATAATTTTTACATTATTTGGTGAGTTTGGTGTTATATCAACAGACACATTATTCTCCTATTAGTATACAGAGCCTTTAGTGACTTCTTTTGAAAGTTTTACACTCCCCTCTAAAATTCTTGTTACTACTGCTGTATTTCCACTGCCAGAAACTATTTCTAAGTCATATATCGCGTTATCAAAACTTAGATTAGATGAAGTTGCGTGACTCATATAGACACCTATACTTCCTGATGCAACTGGTTTATTAGCACTAAGTCCACCAGAACCACTTAGGTTTAGACCTGTACCATCAGCACCTAAACTAGAAGATAATTCAGATAATACGGAAGTAGAACTTATGTTTTCCCTTATCTGCATTCTTGCTTGATATCCTGCTAAATCAACAGGATTGTTGCTTGAATCTTTATATTGTATTTCGAAATCTAAGGTACTACCTTGTTCGATAGTAAAACTATATTTACCAGCAGCCATTTTATTCTCCTAAAAGATGTATCAATTCAATAATAAATATATAGAAACAAAAAAAGGGGAGTAAAACTCCCCTTTTTTATATAGTTCAATGATTTCTCAATTAAACATTGTTGATGTCTGCGACAATCACTTTTCCATAGAACTCTGGTCTGACCATCTTCTTAGCATAACGAGTCATTACACCTCTACGTGGAGTAAAGTTTGTAGGATCGTATACTAATGGAGTCATAATCATCGGTACATATGGAGCATATACAGCACCAGTTTCTAAGAAGTTACTACCTCTGAATCCAACTAAGATATCGTTAGAAGTCATGTAAGGGTTCTTATAAACAGTATATCTGTTATTGATAGAACCTACAGCCTCTACACCCATAGCGTAGTTAGTAGATTTAGCATCTCCAGCATTAGCAACATATCCACTTACGGATTCTAAGATTGTAGATGTTTCAGGTGAAACAACAACAAAATTAGCACCACCACGAAGTGTCTTCTGATGTATAGCATTAGATACTGATTGTATCTTAATTCCAAGAGTCTGGAACCAAGATGGTTTTGTGTATGCATTGGATGAACCACTAATTTCTGACCAAGCAGGTGCGCCTGTTCCAGAACCATCATACTCAAAGCCGACTTTAGCTGACCAATATTCAGTCTTAGCAGAAGCGTTTAGACTTAACATATCTAAGATTTCCAAATCGATTTCCATCGCTATGTACTCACTTAGCATTGCTGTTAATTCAGCTTCAGCGTCAACACTATGGTAAGCGTTTAAGTCCTGAGCAAGTTCAGGTGTCCATACAGCTTTCAACTTACGAGTTTTCGCAACAATACTGATGGAGCGTAACTGAATGTCTACTTCTGGTATACCGGCATCGCCTTCTCCAGAGAATCCACCATCAGAACCAGCAGTTGGTGAAGCTTCAAACTCACCTCTTTGTTGATCAGTTGGTTGCTTATGGTAATTGACAACTAAGTCACCTAAAGCACTACCATTACTACGACAGAAGAAAGAGATTTCAGTTCCAGCAGCATTTATAGCAGTATACTGTGGGAAGAATTCATCAAATCCACTACCTGAGATAGAGTAAGCTTTTATACCTTCTTTATCAGGTCTTGTCATAGCAGCAGTAGAAACTGTTAGCTTTGCTATGTCATTGTTACCTAAAGCACTACCAGCAGCTACAGTATGAATAGAAGAACTCAAATCTGGTTC